GCTCGTTACAACTGAAGGTGGAGTTGTTACTGAAATCGTTGAGGTTGAGTCTGAGGTTGTTGAAGAGGAAGCAAAAGAAGAGGAAATGGCTGAAGAGGTTAAAGAGGAATTTGCAACTTTGGAAGCATTCAACTCATTTGTATCTCGTTTCGAAGAGGCAGTTGAAAGACTTGCTATCATCGAAGAGAAGATGAGCCACAACGAAGCATCATTTAATTCAATGAAAGAGGCATTCGGTAAGACAGTTGATTTAGTAGAAAAGGTTGCTGACCTTCCAAGTGAAGAGCCAACAAAAGCACCGGCTAAATTGTCTAAAAAAGAGGAGAGATTTAACAACATCATTAACATAGCAAAACAACTAAAAAAATAAATTATGGCATTTAACGTAACTGGTTTAACCAACTACACTAATGAGCAATCAACCGAGTTGGTTGTGAAGTCACTATTCGGTGGCAAGACTGCTGCTTTATTACAAGCAGCCGGACAAGTTCAAGTAGGAGTTAAGAGTGCAGAGGCACTTAACATCCTTGATTCTGATGTATACTTCCAGGCAGATGGCTGCGGATATACTGCATCAGGTAACACTACATTCTCTCAGCGTACTATCACAGTAGGTAAGATTAAGGTTGAAGAGACTTTATGTCCTAAGACTTTAGAGGCAAAGTGGATGCAGACTCAAATCGCAGCGGGTAGCCCTGAGGCAGTTCCATTTGAAGAGCAGATTGGAAACGAGAAGTCAAGCAAGATTGCTAAATTGTTAGAAGTAGCAATGTGGCAAGGTGACACTGCAACATCAAACACTAACCCTAACACTAACAAGTTTGACGGATTTGTAAAGATTATCGGTGATGCAACGGCGGTAGACGGTAACACTTCAAGTGCAACTGCTATCACTTCAGCAAACATCGATGACTTAGTAGACGATATGTATGCTGCAACTCCAGCAGACATCGCAGACGCTGATGACTTAGTATTATTCGTTGGAATCGACACTTTCAAGAAGTACACTGCTGCTTTGAGAAACAACAACTTATTCCACTACGCTGCTGATAGCGAAGGAATGGAAATAATGATTCCTGCTACTAACGTTAAGATGGTAGGTGTAGGTGGACTTAATGGTACTGACAAAATGTACTTAGGTCGCTTAAACAACTTCTTTGTAGGTACTGACCTTGCAAACGAAGAGGAGGAGTACAAGTTCTGGTATAGCCAAGACAACGACGAAGTAAGATTCCGTGCTACTTGCAAATACGGAGTTCAAGTTGGATTCCCTGACCAGATTGTTGAGTTTATCCTTGCGTAAGTTTAACCCTTTAAAAGCATAAGATTATGGCTTGTAATTTAACACAGGGTTTTACTTTAGATTGTAAGGATAGCGTTGGTGGTATCAAGAGCATTCACGTTATTGATTGGGCTTCAAGTGGGTTCACTGTTAGCGGTGGTGAGGTTACGGCTTCAACTGTTGCAAGTGGTGACGTTTACACTTACGAGTTACCAAAGGGCGTAGGTTCAATGACTACTACTACAAACGTATCAACTGAGAATGGTACTGTATTTAACCAAACAGACGTTGTAGCAAGACTTCGCAAGTTGTCTACTACCAAGCGTAATGAGTTGAAGTTGTTAGCACAGAACAGAGTATTCTGCATTGTAAAAGACAACAACGACAACTACTGGTTGTGCGGATATGAGTATGGTTGCGATATTACTTCAATGACTGCTGAAAGCGGTGCAGCAATGGGAGATGTACAAGGGTACAACTTCACATTGAGTGCAATTGAAACAGAAGCACCATATTTAGTACAGAGTGCAGTAGTAACTACATTAGGTATTTAGTTTTCATAGTTTCTTTCCTAAAGGGGCAGCCATTGGTTGCCCTTTTCTTTTTGCCAATTTTTAACATTTGCTATATATATATAAATGCTCACAATAGAAAAAGACGAAACGGCTTATTGGTATCTAACATTAACGGAGAAGGTTACTATTGAAAACCCTACCTTTTTGTTTAACCTAACTAACCGTACAAACAACGGCAAGTACAATTTCATAATGGCAGACGTGAGCAGTTACCCCGACAGATACAATCAATTCCAATTTATCGAAGGCACAACAGCAGACCTTTACACCGGAGAGTATGAGTATAAGGTTTATGCTCAAGAGAGTGATTCAAACCTCGATCCATCTTTAGCAGATGAGTTAGTCGAGGAGGGAATGTTGAAATGCACAGAGGGTACAACAACGACACAATACACACCAACACTTAACGAAAAAATATACGGAGAATGAAAACCTTTTTAGACGAGATAGGTATAAATGTGATGCAATCCATAGCAGGGCTATTCGGCTCTTTGCTATTGGTTGGTAAGGGTGCAACTAAAAATATCAAGCAGACTTTCTTTGCGATAATCACAGGAGTAGCAAGTGCTAACTATTTAACACCAGTCGTTTGTGACTTGGTTAAGATTAATGACACGAACTACTCAAATGGTGTTGCCTTTATACTTGGTTTTTTAGGGTTGAAAGGTGTTGAGGCGTTCAGCAAGAAATTCTTTAAGGATAAAATCGATGCAGATAATAAATGAAATAGCCAACATCCTAATCTTTGTCAATGCGACTTTGTTTTACATTTTCGTGTTTGGCAGAGAGGTTAAAGCGATTGCTCGTTTGAATTTAGTTGAGCAGTGGTTGTTAAGGATTGGTTTGAGTATCCCTTCTTTAGGGTCGTTGTACAATGTTTTGGTGGCACAATATCCACCGATTCCAGAGATAATAATAAACGTAGGATATGCGAGTCTATTCACTTGGGCATCTATATTCCACTATAACACATTTGTAAGAAATGGAAAGTAACTTCGTTAGGATAAATTTAGCAGAAAGCAAACTGCCAACGTTCAAAGAGAACAAGAGCAAAGGGATTATCACTTTCGGTGATGACAACCTTTACCCTATGGGCTTAATCGAGTTGTTTAACAAAAGCCCAAAGCACTCTGCTATTATCACTCAAAAGGCAGCGTATTTAGCAGGGGATAAGACTGAGATATTAGGTCAAAACACAGAAGACATTGCAAAGGCACAAGACTACTTAAGTAGCATCAATGCTTATGAGGACTTTGATTCTTTGAAATCTAAGATAGCCAATGACCTTGAGTTATTCGATGGGTTTGCTTTAGAGATAATCTGGAACAAAGCAAAGACAAGCATCGCTGAAATTTACCACTTACCTTTCCAAAATGTAAGGGTGGCTATTGATGGCGGTTATGCTTATTCTGAGGATTGGGGAAACAGACGTTGTGAGGTTCAATACTATCCACAATGGAACCCAACGACTCGTGAAAACAAACAAGTATACTGCTTTAAAATGTATCGTGCAGGTCAAGAGGAATATCCATTACCGGTTTACGTTGCAGCGTTGAAGTATGTTGAGATCGATACAGAAATTGCTAACTTCCATTTGAATAGTATCAAAAGTGGTTTCTCTGCTCAAACCTTAGTGCAGTTATTCAAGGGTATACCAAGCCCAGAGGAGGCTCGTAAGACCGTTAAACGTTTCAAGGATAACTTTACAGGTTCTGACAATGCAGGAAGCGTTATAATCCAATTTAACGACCCTAACGAAACACCATCGACAATAGATAACCTTGCACCTTCTGACTTCGACAAACTCTTTATGCAATTAAATCAGCAAGTACAAGAGGAGATATTCAGTGGGCATAGGGTTACATCACCGATGTTATTCGGTATTAAAACAGAAGGGCAGTTAGGAGGTCGTAATGAAATGATAGAGGCATACGAGTCATTTCAAGTGAGTTATGTAGAGCCAAGACAAGCACAGATGGATAGAGCATTGTCATCTATCTTTAAATACATTGCACCGGTTAAACTTATAACCAAGAACAGACCACCTATCGGTTTAGATTATGTAAATCTATTTGAGAAGGGGTTAATTGATAGAGAAGAGGCAAGACTTGAATTAGGAATGTCTAACAAGCAAGAGATGTCAAGCCAAAACCCATTCGGTTGGGATGATGATAGGGATATTGAGGTATTCGAGCAATTCGGTGAGAGCAAGGATAACTTTGAAGAGGTTACCTTTGACTTTGCATCTACATTGGGAGTTATGATACTACAATGGTTAAATGGAAATGCAGG